CCACCGTTTACAGCCGCATAAAATGTAGAAAACTTAAATATATCTTTTACATTACTTTGTGAATAACTAAATATAGGTAGTAATAATAGTATTAATAGTTTTTTCATTTTATAAATTTCTTTTCAACTGTTCCGTCTCTGTATATAAAGAACAATAATTTATTTTTCTCTATTCTAGCAGGCCTACCTAATATATCTGTTATCATTATTAGTTGTGATATACGTTGAGGTATTGGTCCTACCCAGGTTCCTTCACAATAATCGTAAGTTAATTGACATATACTATCCCAGTCATTTGTACAACAGTACTCGTCAACGTCTATAACCCAAGCATAACAAGGATCGTTTAAAAAGTAAGGTTCACCTGGTCCTGTTATACACTCAGCTGCAAACAAACAAGTATCAGGTACATTTGCTAGTTCTTCGTAGTTCCAAGCATCTTGGTCCATACATCCCACAACCACCGGTATACACGAATTATTATCAGTGTTAGCAAGTGAATCGTAATTAATAGCGGTGCTATCAGTACACCCATAAATAAATGGTATGCAGCTGAAATCTTCTGTATTAGCGTCAGCTTGGTAGTTGAACATACTCGGGTCAGTACAACCATATATAAAAGGAACACAAGGAGTAATATTATCTTGAGCATTTGCAAGTGGATTAAAATTAAACATAGTTGAATCCATGCAACCATACACAAACGGCTCACAACTACCGTCGTCTGTATTAGCTAAGCTATCATAGTTAAACATTGTCGGGTCTGTACATCCGTATATATAAGGTATACACGTATCAGGTGTGTTTGCTAGCGGATTATAATTTAATGCTAGACTTTCCATACAACCCATAACAACTGGTAAACAACCACCGTTATCTACGTTAGCAGTAGAGTCATAATTAAACGAAGCCATATCTGTACATCCAAACACAGCTAATGTGTTACAGCTATCCTGTATATTAAAATCTGTATAAACCCCGTTAGATGTGTCGATATGATACTCTAGATATGCAGGAGACATACATCCCGGTACGTAATAACAAGGTAGTGGTGTGTTTGCGACACTATCATAGTTAAAAGCCATATTATCCATACACCCTTCAATTATTTCAATACACTCATTGCCACAATAGGTTATACCACTATAAACAAAAAACGGCTGCATAAAAGGTGGCTTAACACTTATAATAGTATCACCCATAGGATTTATTAAAGTAAACCCACATTCAGGCGCGGTTTGAGAAGCTTGTTGATTAATAAAAAACTTAGCTCTTACTAGCTTAGGCGCGTTTAATTGTAGAGTGTAAGTTTGGTTAAAACCAGAAGTCATTACAAACTGAAACGTGTCGTCTTGGTAAATTTCTAATCTACTACCAACCCAACCATTACCCGCAAGGTCATGCAGCACAAGGGTGTAATCACAACTATCTATGTAATCCATAGTGTTTGCGGTTGAGTCATAGTTAAACATTGTACTATCAGTACAACCATATATTTTTAAAGTAGCACAGCTACTATCGCTTACTGTGGCTGCTGGATTAAATTCAATATAATTATTGTCCATACAGCCCGGCACTGGTGGTGGTGGTATACAAGTATCACTTATAAATACATGCGTGGAATCTGTCCCAAAATTAGGTGTGGTACCGTACACCAAGGTATCTCCACATTGCATTACGTAATACGAGCCATCGTTTCCACCCCACTGGCTTCCAGCTATACCATCTCCATACGTATCAAATATCGTAAACCTTAAAACACCTGTAGGAAGGCAAGTTGGAATATATTGTGGTTGGTAATCAGGAACGTTTGGATATGGGCCTCCTGATATTAAAACATTACCCATTGTATCTGTTATTTCCCAACTAGTCTCATCTGTAAACTGGTCAAGATTTATATTTATCATCGTTGGTATACATGGACCTAATGGTGGTGGTGGTGGAGGTTGTGGCATGCACTGTGGCACAGCTCTATTGTGTATTAAACCTGTAGTAAAAGTACTAACAGGATAATCAACTACAGTATCACCACATATAGTAACATAATATTCTCCATTTGCAATACCATCACCATAACTATCAAATATAACAAACGATATGTTTTGTACACTATCAATATACAAAGTGTCTCTATGCATAAAGTTAGGTTGCGTATAGTGACCATAGTCTACATAGTCTATAGTATCACCTTGATAAACAGAATCGTATAACATCCATCTAGTTTCGCTAGGATAACCATCTGTTTTTATATGTATAACAACTTCTTTCTGTGCAAATACCAATGTTGGTAATAATGCTAATAATAAAAATCTAATCATGCTTCTCCACATTTTTTACTTGGGTTACCAACTTGTCTCCAGTCTTCTTTTTTAAACCAGTCTCTTAGTGTAGCTCCTTTTTTACGAGCACCACTAACATTACTTTTTCCAGATCTTCTATAGTCTCCTTTAGCAGCCGCTGTTCTTTTAGCGCTTGTTACTTTACTTCTTTCAGAGCTACTCATTCTGTCTATTTTTGCTTTAGGCAAACATACTTTTTTAGTACCACCACCTTTCTGTTGTTTTAAAGGTCTACCTTCTGCGTCTGTAAAAGGTTTTTCTGGAAACCTATTATGATAAGCCTCGTGTTGACTTTCACCTTCTCTACCTGGTTTAAAATCATTATGAGGTCTTTCTTTTTCACTAACAACCTTACCTTTTTCTATTTTAACCTCGTAACCCATAGTTTTATTAGGTGAAGATTTACGACAACTACCTTTTGCACCTGGCCTTGTACCAGGTACTCTTTCATATCCTTTCCAACAAGGAAGAGGACTATTAGCTTTAAACTTAGACTTAATATCGTAAGCCATTACTTTTTGCTTTTAGTACCCCAGTTTGAAGCACCAGCCTTTCTACATTGAACTAATTGTCCAGACGCATAAGCGCTAGGCCAAACTTTAACTCTTGATTTTACCTTGTGATAGCAGGCATCTTTTTTACCCTTAGCAGGTGATGCAAATGCTTTTAATGGTGCATTTCTCATATTTTATCTTTTATATAGTTGTACATATCTTTACCTATCTGCTCTCCAAACGTTGAGTCAGATTTATAATGAGCCCTAGCAGATCTTCTGCTGTACGATATATCTCTACCCATTTTTTTTAATTTATCTCTTTTGTTAGGATGTTTATCAGCTAATGCGTTAGCTATTAATATACCTTGAACTGAATGACCAGATGGGTACGAAGGTGTTTTCATTGAAGCCATCTCTACATCTTTCATGTTTGTTTTTATTTTATTAGCCACAACCTTAGGCCTAGGTCTATTGTGATGTTTTTTTATTTTCATTACAATAGGCGCGGACTCATTGATTAACTTTTGTACTAGTGGTTCTTTACCTACTATACCTTCAAAAGATTTTTTAATATCATCTTTTTCTTTAATAAACTTTTCTCTAATAGGTAGTTTAGTTAGTTCTTGAACTTCACCTTTAGTTGTTGTTGAATTATCACTAGGCGGTTTCTTGTCTAAGTATTTTTGTATTGGAAAACCTTTTAACAGTTCCATCTTCTTCTTGCTGCTTTACCTCTTTCACCAGTCCAACCTCTTGATCTAGCACAAAATGATTTTCTACGATTAGCTGCCTTGCTACCTGGTTTTAACTTTGAAGGCTTGGTTGTTACTGCTGTTTTTAATTTACTACCTGGGTTATTACGTTTGTATTCAGCTACTCCTTTCTCAGTCATACCTCCACCAGCCGCTCCACCTGTAGCGCTTTTATCTTTAGATACTTTATTAAAATTTTTACCAGGCCCAATAGTTCTACGTGGATCTGCTTTTGCAAAAGGTGAATTAAACTTTGCTTTTATTTGTACAGCAAGAGGAGCGTAACGTCTACCACACTGTGTTTTAACAAAAGGATTATTTGGTTGTTTGTAGGCCATAATTAAAAATCTTCCATTAATATTTCGTCAACTTCTTCTTGTACTTCTTTTCTAGTTACACCCATTGTAAAACTAAGATCTGCTTGATAACGTTTTACTTCTTCGCCGTTAAAAACTATAATTGTAGGAACTACAACTATATTGTATTTCTTTTGCCAGTCACCTTCGTCTATGTTTATTCTTTGAACCCCACAATCATTTAACTTATCTAACCAGTCTACACTATTAGCTTTGTTCCAACCAGCATTAAACTCAACTACGCACACGTCTGTCTTACAAATATTTTGACCTTTAACTGTACCCGCTACCATCATGAATATTAATACTAGCATGTAAACTACATATACGCTCCAAGGTGTTTTATTTTCTTTCATTATTCGTAAAGTTTTTCTTCTATTTTTTCAATAGACTTTTTAATTTCTTGAACGTCCTCCTGTGTGGTCATGATAGTCTGTCTAATCATTTGATCTTTCATATCAAACTCCATACGCGTAACCTCAGGATCTGGTGGAGCTGGTAACTCTTTAGCCTCAGCAATGTCTGATTGTAAAGTAAACCACATACCCACTAGCGTGGCTATTAAAGCAGCTATACCACCTAAAGTTTTAATGCTTACTTGAAAGCTTGTATCTTCATTTAATTCTTTTGCCATTTTTTTTAGTGTACTTTATTATTATAGAATCACTTGTTTTTAACTATTTTTAATCGTGATAAAAACACAAACCACTTTTAGCTTTAGTTTTCATTTTACATCTTTCACCATTAGATTTAATTTTAGAGCACTGTACTTCTTTTTCACCTTGTTCTACCTTGGCGTGTATAGTACAATAACCATTTGCTACAGCTTCATTTTTACACCTAGCACCACTACTAGTTATAGCTACACAACGACCGTCGTTTTTATCTTTGTTTTCTTGTTCTTTTAATCTATCATCTTCTTCTTTCTTCTTTTTAAGTTCCTCTTTCTTTTTTTCTCTTTTTTCTTTTACCTCTATCTGTTTTCTTTCTTTTATTTCGTTTTCAACAGCTATTATATCCTGGTCTTCAATATCTAAGTCCCAAGTATTCCAACCCATTAACAAGGCAAATCTTTCTATGTTAGATATATCTTCAGTGAGAGCAGCATCTATATTATCCATTTTCTTGACTAATCTGTCTAACGGTATATTAGTTGCACCAGAAATAAGGTTTGCTATAGCAGACCATCTAGGATTGTCTATATCTAGCATATTCATTTCATTAATAACATCTTTGTTGAACTTTTCTGTTTGTATACTTGAATACACTTTTCTTAATTTACTACCAATAGTAGGGGAAAAACTTACTAACTTAAGTATTGTATACGTGTGATCAGAGTTCCAATTTTTATTATTTTGTTTGTTGTACTCTAATATAGCATTTTTAACAGTCATAACAGCATTACCACCAAAACCAATACCACCTAAAATAGAATCAACCATTGAATTTGCAATTCTAACATGCTCACTTGTTTTCTTGTCTTCTTCTTCGTCGTCTCCAATAAGAGCACCTAACGCTGCTTGTAACCCGTTAAATATTAAATTCTGTATACCACCATAATATATTATCTTACCAACGTTTGTTTTGTAATCACCTCTACCGTTTACTAAATCTAAATAAGACCTCTTCATTAACCTAGCATACTGCATAGGTGTATTTTTAAAAGCTAATATATATCTACCTAATGGTGAAGCTTGTTGTTGCGAAATCATATCAGGTCTTGAAGACTGCTGTGACTCTTCAGTTACTTCTTGAAAATCTTGAAAAGCTTTTGTTTCAGCCTCGGTCTGTGTATAACCTTGTTTAATATAACTGTTAACTCTGTTTCTAAAAAACGTAGCACCACCAGAAGCAATAGCAAAACTATCTGCTATTTGTGTAGGTAAAAATCCTTTTGTTAGTAACCAGTTTAACATAGCTTTAACTCTGTTAGCTACACCAACACCACCTACAGCTTGAGCAAGTTCAGCTTCATTAATACCTCTTTGGTTACCAGCACGTCTTTGCTTTAACATATCAGAGTTAAATATCATTGAAAAGTCTTTTAAAAACTGTGGGAAGTTAGCTAATGCTAAACCAGCTTTTAAAGGATTATTGTCTGACCAGTTTAAATAGTTAACAGACGATATAGTTTGTAGTAAAGCTGATCTCATGTTAAAGAACATGATTGCACCAACTGATTGATTAGCCCAATTGTTAAATCTGTTTACAAGTCTATTGTTACCTTTGTTTCTTTTAGTACCATACTCCATACGGTACAATATATCTTCAAGAGCTTCTCTAAAATTAGAACCATATATAGCTTCTATTTTATTCATATTAGGACCAACAAGCCTATCACCTTGCCACTCACCAAATATTTTTTCTCTATTTTGTTTAAACTCCTGTAGATGTAAATCTCTATTTATTTCGTTTGTAATTTTGTTTAAATCACTTTGTATATTTTCTACTAACCAAAACTCTCCAGGTTCTATATAACCATCGTTTTGATTTGTTATTATACCTAATGAATCAGCAAAAGCTAAAGCCTCTGCATCCGCTTCCATTTCTTTTACTATGTTGTTTAAGTCTCTTTGTGACAAACCAGGTATTTCAAAACCAGCTTTATTCCAATTATAAACTCTTATCATTTGTCCTAACGTAAAGTTGTTGTATATAACCTCGTTTAAATCTGCCTTTACATCAGGAAACTGTTTTAATAATTGTCTATACTCGTTTTGTATTTTTTGTTTTTGAATATCAATAGAAGTTGTTGCTCTAGCAAAAGGATCAAATAAAGCCTTTTTAAAGAAAGCCATTTGTTGTTCACCAACTTTACCCTTAGATAAAAATCTATATATTAAACCTTTAAAATCTTCGGCTGATGGTGGAACAAAGAAAGCGTATTTACCTTTTTTACTACCTCTAACTTTTGCTTGTGCATCAGAGAACCTAGACTCAGCTTTTACACCTTTAGTTTGTTCTAATATTCTATTAAGATCAAGGTCTATTTCTTGTTGTCCAGCTTTGTTTATTATGTTACTAAATTCAGATTTAATTCTTTTGCTAAATTGTATTTTTGCTTGAACAGATTTACCTTTAATATCTAGCTGGTCCATTATATCTTTAACAGCAGTAACATTAGGCATAGCATCGTCTACAAAATACATGTCATTATAACCTTCAGAATATTTTTGAGCCATCCACAAAGCTTTAGCTTCACCAGTACTATTACCTAGTCCTGTAATATTTTCTAAAGGTATATTTATACCTTTTGATTTTAACCACTCGTGTATATGTGGGGCCGCGTCAGCAGGCCTAGCTGTTAACACGTAGTTATTTTCAGGTCCAAACTTTTTTATTCTGTTTCTAAGTTTCTGTAATAACGGCCCGTCAATACCACCTTTAACAAATGTAAAATCACTAAAATCAAAACTATAACCTTGTTCTGCATACTTAGGTCCTTGTATAGGCCACTGTCCACTACTTATTTCTACTTTGTCACCTGTTTCTGGGTTAGTAGCAACAATGATATTTTCACCTTTGTCAATTAGTGTTTCATCAAAGTCAAATACAGAAGCACCTCTTGATGGTGTGTTCTCATTTATAGCATTAGCATTATTAACAGCTTTACTAAACATGTTAGATTCGCTACGTTGAGAATTTAATATTTCCTTAGCTTTAACTATATGAGCAGTAGGTTCTAACTCTGTTCCAGTATCAATATCTATTAAAGTGTCTAGATGTTCCATTTTAAGCTTTGTTAAAGCGTTATAATACCTTATCCACTCTGGCATAGTCATTGTTTGTCCTGGTGCTAAAGATGAGTTTAATCCAGCGGCTTTCAAAGCCTTAACGTCCATAGCTTCAGGTATAATAGCTATGTTGTATCTTGAAAAGAAATCAGGAACCTGTGTGTCTGTTACGCCATTACCATTTATATGTTGATTAAACAAATGTATAACCATACCAACTCTAGGCTGCATGTGTTCATACACGGCGCCTGTGTTTTTCAAATAGTTTTCAATTTGTTTTTTAGTCATTTTTTGATAACCATCAGGCAACAAGCCTTTAGCTATGTACTTAGGCATAGCTGCTCTTGCCAAAGTAGGTTTCATATTAGAAAGTAATGTAGCCATGTGAACTTGCAGTTCTCTTTCTGACATATTACCTTCTTTGTATTCTTTAGCTACAAACCTAACAAAGTTATTTAATTCTAACTGTGCGTTTAAAGCGTCTTGTTTCCTTTCTGAAACTCTGTCTTTATTAAAAATAAAATCTGTTATTAAACCCGGCCCTGATTGAGGATAATTTTTAAACCTTTGCTGTTGTATATTTGTTCCTGTTAAGTTAGGATCAAGTTTTGTAAATACAGAGCTTTTTCTTTTGTTAATATCTTTCTGGCTTAAGTTTTCTGATTTTTTACTTCTACTATCTGTAGACAGTAAATTGTCAGAACTTCTAGTTATATTACTATTAGAGTTATAAGTTGCCGTTTTAGTATCTAATTCAGTTCTACCGTTACTAGAAATTTTGATAGCAAAATTTAAACCTGGTATTTTAGATGCTACGTTTAAAACAAAGTCAGGCGTAGCAGCAAACAATTGTTGTCTACCATCCCAAACCTTACCAGCTGTAATGTGCTGGTCCATTTGTTCTGATAACATTTTTATTATTTGTCCACCAATAACAGCATCACCTTGTCCAGCATATTCTTTTTTAATTTCCTCTACTCTAGTGTCAATATAAGTTTTAATTCTAGCTCTAGACACATCCATTAGATCTGTGTCGTTACCTAAACCTGCTGTAGTTGCACCCGTTCCTGTAAAGCTAGCTATCTTAGTGTCGGCATCTACTTTAGAAGTATACAAAGCCTCTACGATAGCGCTTTGTTTTTCAATAACATCTTGTGCTTTTCTATTTTTTATTTTACCATCAACTTCAGTTGAGTATTTTAAAGGTTTAGATTTAACTATATCTAAAATAGACTCTGACAACTCATTTAACTCTGCCTTAGTGTAAACGTCTCCAAACACATCTTTAATACCTTCTTTTATAGATCTTTTAGATAACTCTAAATTAACTATATCTCCTTTTTTATTTTGAAGTGGAACTGCATTAGTGGCTGCTAATGTACCAGCAAACTGGTCAACTCTATTCCAAAGAATATTTCTTTTTTGCTCATTTAGCTTTGCATCAAAAGCGCCTAGCCTTTTATAATTAGGCATACCCTCTCTCTTACTAAACATAGTAGCAGACTTACCATCTCCAACTAAAGCTATGGTACTAAGAGTTTCAGTCGTGTTTTCAATAGCGTTTTGTCTTATTGATTGATTAGCTGCTATTGTTGCCGACTGAACAATTAGGGCTCTTATAGCGCCATCTGATTTTGTACCTGGTTTATTAAAAAACTCTATAAACTCTTGGGTTGTTATATTTTCTTTTTTAGTTTGTCTATTTTTACCTTTAGCGCTAGCGCTTTCAGCCATAGATATTCTTTCGCCTTTAATATAAAATTCTCCAAGAACAGTGTTAGCAACACCCGTAGCGTCACCACTTCTGTTTTCTCCTTCTGGCAACATGTCAATTAACTGTTGAGCATTTTCCTTTATATACTCTCTAGCCAAAGTTCTTTGTGCACCAGTTAAATCCTGTTCTTTTATTACACGCATTGAATCTACACCAAATAGATTACTAACAGACTGAAGTGCTCCATACAAAGGACCTGTAGGTTTACGCTTAGACTTTGGTTTACCGCCGTCGTGTTGCACCAACATTTTCTTTGTACCGTTATATGTTAAGCCTTTTAAATTAACTCCTGCTTTTTGAATTACTGAATTTACTTTTGATTGAGTAACTTTAGCGTTTACGCTTTCTAAAAATACTACATCGGTTTGGTTTTTATCAACTCTAACATTAGAGCCTGGTATTATAATTTCATTTTCAAAAGCTTGTACATCAGTATCTACATCTGCTTCAAATTGAGTACCTATTGTTTCGCCGGTATCAGTTCTTACACCTACGTCAGCAGAGGTAGTTTGTACTCGTTTTTTATAATCAACCATTACATCACCTTTAGCTCTGTAAATAATTGATTGTCCAGCACCACCCGAAACACCAGTTAACCAACCAAACAAACTGTCGTTTTTGGCTGGGTCAAAGTTCTTTAATAGTCTTTCACCTAGTTTATCCTTTACGTTTCTAGTAAACTCACCTATAGCTTGAGGTGTATTTATACCTTGTGCCATAATACCAGCCTGGATTAAACCATCTAGCTTTTTAGTATTTGTTATTAAGTTATAAGCCTCACCACCATCTATAGAGTTTATAAAATCATTTTGAGTTTTGTACTTTGGCGTTCCGTCTGGATTTTTAACAAAAGAATCTATATCTGACATTAGGTCAGGTTGATTGCTCATTGCTTGTTCTACGTTTTTAGAAAACATAGCTTGATCTGGATTTACCTTGTTTTGCTCAACTCTTTTTCTATATTCAGTCTGTGCATCCGCTACAAGTTTTCCACCTGCTCCCTTTTGCCACATTCTAGTTATAGCTTTATTTTCTTTGTTATTCTTCATTGAAAAAGAATAATCTTGAATAAAGTTTATTACGTCTTGGTCTGTATCAAAAGATATATCTCTATTAGTAGTTTGCTGTGTCCATGTTCTAAAGAAATTTTTCATATTTCTAATAGCTGTACCAGGTAATTTTATATCGCCTTCTCTTACAGCTTCAGATAACAACGCCATTATTTCTTCACCTCTACCTTCTTCTTTAGAATATTGGTCAATACGATCTTTTAAAGCTTGAGGTATTTTAACACCCGTATTGTTTAAAGCGTTTAACACCATAGTACCAAAAGCTTCTTGAAGCTCTGGATCTCTTTTAAGCGTTTGATGTAAAACGGCATGTAACAATTCGTGTGAAGCTGTATAAAACTTTCCAGCATCTAAAGATCTAGCTTTATTAACAAAAACTTTTTGTTCTTTTAACTGTCCATTATTATCAAAAACAGGTATCTGAACGCCATAATTACTTTTACTACCGTTTAATCTAAAGAAATCATCTGGTGACATTGTTATAGTAGTGCCAGACTCCAAAAAGTTTAAATCTCTTTGAACCATTTTAGTATCTTCAGGGTTAAGGTTTCCACTTTCTAAAGCTTCTTTCATTTGATTTATCAAACCTTTTCTAGCACCAGGTTGAAGAGTTATGTTTTGTATACTTCCATCTTCATTTCTAGTAACATTATAACCTTCTGTGTTGGCTAACAAATCAAACATATCCATGTCATTACCATCTGTAACAGTAACTTGAGTACCGCCTAAAGCGTTTCTTTCTGCAGCTCTTTTTTTAGCCGACTCCATGTCTCGTTCGTAACGCTTGTCTACAATATCTGGCGTGTACCTTCCTAGTATTTCATCTCTTTTGTTAACTTCTTCTTGTATTTGATTGTCTATAGAAGCTACTCTTTCATTTACTGTTTGTTGATCTAAATTTGGATCGTTTGTTATTTCTTGTCTTTGTTTTACTAGGTCTCTTGTTTTACTATCTATATCAAGAACTTGACGTTTAGCAGCGTCATCCATTGAATTTACTCTCTTAATATCACGACCAAGAGCATCTATCTTTTTTCTTCCTAACTCAACTATTTGTTCTGCGTATTTAGCTTCTTGTATTTCCCAAGCTTCAATTTCTTCTTGTGTAGCTCCCTTAGTAGGTCTACCCATAGATATTAAACCTTCTAATTCTTTTATTCTTCTATCAGCGTCTTCTATTATAGCAAGATTATTACTACTTTGAAAAGGCGCTATCATTTGACCAAATAAAATAGGAGATTTAATAGCACCAGAAATTAAACCACCACTCACAAAAGACTCTTGTATATTATCATATATACTTATATCTTCACCGTTTAGTATATCTACAAAGTTTTCAGACATAGTAGCTATAACTTCTGAACCACCTTCTTCTACTAAATCATAAACACCTTTACCTACAAACTTAGCGTAGTCTTTAGTAAACACCACGTTTCTCATGTAGTCTTTAAAACCGTTAGATGCAGCTGTGTTTTGTTTTAATAGTCTATTGACACCTTTTATCTGTCCAAAAGTAACTCTTTCAGATAAAGATTCTGCAAGACCAACAGCGGCGCTACTCCAAAACATTTGATCAAAACCAAAGTTCTCACCGTATACACCGCTAGTTTCTAAATAAAGATTTTTTTGTTCTTCCATGCCCATGAACTTTTGTCCACCTGCGGTAGAAGACATTAACAGTCCCTGTATAAGTGGGCTTTGTCCAGCTGTAGCATACATTAAAGCTAGCTGAGGGGCTTGGCTTCCCAACATAACAGCGGCCCATTCACCAAAATCAGCTAAACTATCTATCTCATCAAATTTAGGAGGTTCTTGGACAAGGTCTTTAGATTCTTGTTGCCAAGCGTCAATCCTTTCGTTCATGTGTCCCATAAACGACTGAGTAGTTAAATCATCGTCAAACCTACCGCCCTGAGAAGCTGTTAAAACTTGACCTACTTCTACGACGGTTTTAAGCGTTTCGTTTTCAATAACACCAGAGTCTACTAAGTAATCACCTAATCTACCAAAAGGATTAGCGTAATATAAAACAGCTTCACCAGTAGTAAGTAAACCTTGTATTAAATCAATAGTTCCATTAGCTAAAGAATTAACTGCTTGAGTTCCTGGTTGATGATTTCTTTTTAATCCGTCTACTATTACTTTTAAGTCGTTTTCTTCTAACTTAATTTCACTAGCTTCAACTTGTAAAGCAGTAGCAGCACTATATATATTTTTTCTACTGTTTATTAAATTGTTATATTTTTCTGCATGAGAATTAAATTCATTAAGTAAGGTCTCAATCTGTTTGTTAGCGGCAATTCTTTGTTCTTCTGTTCTAACGCCACTTTTAATTTTTTCTATTTTTTGTTTTAGCAAAGGCTCATTTTCCTTCAACCATTTAGCCTCATATTCTAACCCATAAGTACTCCCATCTCCATCTATGTTTCTAAGTTCTTTAGATAAAACTTCAACTGAATTAGTTACATACCTTGTTCTTTCATCTAAATCATCAATTCTTATATTTGTTTTATCTCTTAAAGTTGTTTGTGCTTTACTTTTTTCAAAAAGCTCCCCACCTAAACCTTCTATTTCTTCTGAAACACGTCTAGTAACCTCGTTTTGAATAGCTTCTGCTCCGTGTATACCCTTAAGCTGGTTATATACTGGATGGTTTTTATAAGCTTCTACATCAAAATTTTCGTCAGTAGTATTTGAAACGTTTTTCCACTCTTCTGTTATATCCTCTATTATTGCATTTATTTCTTTTCCATATATTTTGGCCATTTGTTCATTACTCATATCTTCTGAAACAAACGGTAATTTTCTAAATCTATCAAAAGCTATATTTTGTATAGCTATTTTTTCGTTCTTAATAACATCTTTAAATTTAGCTGAAAGTCGATTATCTAACTTCTTTTTAAAATCGTCTATACCATCTAAATTATATCCTTTACGTGGTATGGTAATATATCCTCTACCTGGAATGTTTTTAGTCTCTCCTCTAGATTTTCTACTTTTACCATCTTCATTGTATATTGCATCAAGTTCGCTTCTTGTTTCTAAGTTATATTTAATACCGTATTGATTGTAAAACAAACTTCTAATTTCTGCTTCACTCATACCATAAGTTTCAGCAAATTGTTTTATATCTCTAGCTGCTTTTCCTTCGTAACTATCTTCTATATCATTAGGTATACTATCGTAGTTTTCAATAAAATCTTCGTAAAGTCTATCATTACCAGTTTCGTAATAATTATTTACCTCAACTCTAGCCTCTTCGTTTTTAATTTCTTTTTCTTCATTGTTCAAAGTCATTCTGTAACGAAAGGCATCTACAACACTACTAAACTCTACAGCTCTAGGTCGCATCCACTCGTCTAGTTTTTTAGCTTTTTCTGTGTCACCACCAAAAGCGTCACCAAAAAAACTATCAAACTCAAAAGTTTCAACATCTCCATTAGAAGACGTGATAGTTACTTTGTCACCGTCGGTTCTAGATATTTCAAATTTAAAACCATATTTACCAAACTTATCAACAAGCTCGTCTATAGCATTGTCATCATCCATACCAGCTAAATCAGCTGTAACAGTAGGCATGTTTTCTTTACCTTTTTTATTACGCTCTTCGTAATCTATACCATCTAACTTTTTATCAAACTCAGCCTGAACCTGTTTTAATTCTTCTCTTACTTTACTTTTTTCTTCTTCTGTTTTAGCAGCGTTTAATTTTATCTGTAGTTCAGATATTTTTTTGTTATACTCTGTTTGGTTTTTTTGAAGCTTGTAATTAATCTCAACCGACTCTTTACTTATAGCTCCAGACTTTCTTCTTACTTCTTCAATTTGAGAACCTGTAGTTTCTTTCCACTTTTTTAAATCTCTTTCATAAGCTGTCTTACCTATATCTACAAATCCTTGAGAGTTTGCGTTTGGATGTAATGTTACTTTATAAGTTTTACCAGTGGCTGGATCTGTATATGAACCGCCATATCCTCCAGGCTTTCCTGGTAGCTCTATAAAATTACCGTTATCATCTGTATAACCACGTACTTTTTTCATGTTACCAAACGTATAACTGTTACGGTTTGGTTCTTCACCACCCTCGCTTTTAATTTGTTGTACTTTTTTATCAGCTGGTATTTTAAGCAAGTTATTTTGGTATCTAGCCTCTTCTTGTTCTAAAGCATCTAGACGTGCAACAGTACCAGGGTTAGCCGCTTTGCCATCTTCTTTTGTTCTAGCTATTAAAACTTCTTTTTGGGTTTTAGGACTTTTATAATACCACTTACCGTCTCTTAGGTAGTAATCTTCTCTTTTATATTTTTGAGTGGCCCAAAACTCTTTGTCAATAGACAGGTCTCTAGCTTCTGTTTTTAACTGCTCATTAACATCTAGTTTTTCTTCTTCTTTTTTATTTTCTACGTTTTGGTTAGAAACATTTGGGTTTGGCGTTGTTGGAGCTTTAGTTTTTGAAGCAAAAAATTGATCTTTAAATTCATTTAAACCTTTAGAATACGTACCGTTACCAGACATGTACTCATGTAGTTGTTGTATAGAGTTTTCATTAGAAAACTGTGATTGAAAGTCTTGAAAAGACTTACTATAGTTACCTGTTGTAATTAAAAAATCGTATAATCCTTTACTCATTTTATTTTATTTAAATATTATCTGCTGTAGGTTGACCAAAACCAACGCCTTTTATTTTATTCCATTTACCCTCATTATTATCGTAAATATAACCTTGTTCTTTTAAATACTTATAGCTACCACCCATTTCTTTGTATTGATCTAAAGACGTTATTTCTTCTCCGTTGATATAGAGCTTATTTTTTCTATAATAATTTTTACTGTCAGCACTTCTACCGCCAGGATTTGGAACTAAAGTTTTATAAGTTTCAGAATCACCACCATAAAACATTTGGCGCTGTCTGTTAGTTAAAAAATCATTTAACAATTTTTTTGTTGTGTTTTCGTCGTAGCTAGGATTATCTATGTTTAATAAAGCGTCTTTAATTTTAGGTGCAACTAAGTTTTTTATTGTTTGCTCTAGCGCTCCTCCTGCTTCGTTGTCTTTTTCAATCGCCGCCATTAACTCAGCGTTAGATATCTTACCGTCCTCGTCGCTGTCCATTTCAGAATAACCAGGCAAAACACTTATGTCGGGTATAAAATCTTCATAACCAACGACATCATCTCCTGATTTGTCGTAAAGAGCAAATGCTTTAACATTTTTTAAACCATCTTCAGTCATCATATTTTCAAAGAAGCTCGTATAATCAGGGTGCGGTGTATCACTATCAAAAGTACTAGCAAAGGATCCTTGACCCGTTACATCATCGTACAATAAAGATTGTATGCCGTTTGTTTTGATAGAGTTATTTATAAGGGTCATGTTAGTATTATAGTTTGACCTATAATCAAAATCACTACCTTCACCATTTAGCCAAGCCTCTCTATTTTTTAATACTGTGTTATTGTTTTTTAAATATGTTTCTTTTGTTACATCGTCTCTAAGTGGAAGCGCTTTGTCAAGATCTTTTTCTGTAAAGTATTGTTTTGAGTTAGGATCGTTTGGATTATAGTTATTGTTTTCCCATTGAAAAATACCATCAATTAAAACAGCATTTCCTTCTGTAAAAGAATTTAATACATTTAATTGTGCGTCTGTCATGTTTTCTTTAGGTATCAAAGCATCTTCTCTCCAGGTTTCACCATATTGTTCTAAAGATTTTTTAGTAGTTTGTATAGAAGTAGAAAATGTATTTAGCTGCCCTCTTATTTGAGCAGCTCTTTTTTTATCTCCTGTTTCTTCAGCTAGTATATAGTCTTCTCTTAATTTATTAGCATAGTCATAAGCTTGATCATAATATCTTTGTGGCATACTACCACCTTTTTCGTATATACCATCTACTATACCGTCTATCTTACCAATAATCAAATCTTGTTCTGCTTTTTTATTAGCTCTACGAGTTTCCATTTCATTAGAAAAAGATTCGATACCTTGTCCTATCAAGTTTAAAGTATCGTATCTAGGTGCATTAGCTCTAGCTATATTATAAGCACCTGCTAACAATTGTTGTTGTATATTACCGCTTATACCCGTAAGTCTTGGAGTGTATTTATCTTCTGCCATTTTTTATCCCTTTTTTATTTTTTCAAAGTCCATACCACCAACAGCAGCACCTATGTCACTCATACCGCTAGACATTAAAGCATCTGCATCAGATACGTTTTGCCCTTCAGCTAACATTTCTTGTTGTGTCATACCCATTCTAGTGCCTATTTTTTGGTCTTTAATATTTTGAACCATTATTTCACCTTGTCTCATTTTTTCTTGTATATTACCAGCCTCAGCTCTTTCTGCTGCTTGGTTAGCTTGTTCTTGACCAGCTATAGATTGTGACGCTGCTTGTGCTTCTTGTGTAGCTTGGTTAGCCATAGACTGTGCTAAAGCTGCTATACCACTAGAACCTGCGGAAGCTGCTAAACTACCCATTGTATCTGCTCTAGCTTGTTCAGATTTTTGCGCTGCAAACTCAGCTGCTTTTGTATCAACAGTAAGGTCTTCAGACATATTTTCTAATCCTTCATAAGGATTTTTAACCTCTTGATTCATGTAGTCATCCATCTGTGCTTCTAGTTGCTCTTTAGCAGCGTTCTGTCTTTTTCTAGCCTTAGACTTGTCCATACCACCTTTTATCATTTTAGCCGCACCTAATGTTGCTCCTGCTATCGCTACCACTGTAAAACTCATAATGTATTATTTTTTAATGTATTCTTCATATTCATTGTAATTTAAAGCTACTATTTGTTCTTCTAGTTCTTTAATATCTTGTGTGTTAGTTGGGTTTTTATGCACATTAACAAACACAGATTCTTCATTTCCATATATAACTCTTTTAACTCCTGGTTCAGATAAGACAGTACATGGTGCCTGGTATTCTTTTAATTTACCCTCTGTTAAAACAGTTATATTTCCAGATAACAAAAACCACACATGCAAGTGTTTATGTATGGCTCCAATTATTATTTCGTCTTTTTCAATAGTCATTTCTCTAACGTAAATGCCATCTGCAAAAGTATGTTTGTACTTAAACTTGTCACGATAAACTATATTACCGCCGTCTGCTATTATATTTTCATTATCAGCAATAGATATTAAAAACTTTTGTAGTTCTTCTATATGCTCTTTTGTTTTTAACTCCATAGATTAGATTAAATTTCACCTATATAGTTACACTTTTTTAAAATTATTTACTACTCTCCGTGACGTCCACGGACAAACTATACATTTCTGACTTTTTTGTTGAGTCGTTTTTAATTCTAAACTCTGCGAAGTAGCCTAAAAGACTAGACATGTTAGCAGATCTGTCTTTAGCAAACATAATAAAATCACTTGAACTAGGTGGAGTTATACTTACGTCATGTGTAACTTCTATATTATTACTACTAATACTAGTTACAGGGCCCAGCTCTATTATACTGCCTGTTAATTCATCGTGATTATTTACGGTACTAGCGGGCGCGTAATAAATTATATCACCTATTTGTACTGAAACGTTTATATCGTTAGGAAATGTTAATGTAGTTAATGCCATATTATGCTATTGTTACGGTTACTTTGCCTTGTGTTAATGAACTTGTTTGTGGTGATGACTGAGCATCTACTGTTTTGTAATAAAAAACATCTGTATCACCAGGTATCATACTTGCGTGAGGCGTATACTCTACTGTAGAAACACCAGCACTACCAAACGCTTCATCTGCACCAACATTTGGTAATGATCCTACTATATTTGTATCACCAGTTCTTATAGCGGCGCTAGAACTATCTGCTACTGGAATAGAGTGAACTTTAAATGTCTTACTAGATAAATTAGCGTCTAAATCACCTAATGTACCTAAAAAATTAGTACACTCTGCAGCGCAATCTATTTCAATGGTCGTACCAACTGGGCATCTAACATTCACTGGAAACGCGTTTGGCTTTATACTAATAAATTCGTCTACATCAAGCTCTACTGTTAAATTATCTATACCTACCTTTGCAATCGTAACGTCTTGTGTGAAAGTAACAGAAGTTGTTCCAGAGTGTGTTGAAACTACTTTAGAGCTTATAGCGGAGAACTCCCACTGACTAGGTGTAAATGTTAATACATCACCTGGGTCTAACCGTGTAGCTGAAGACAAAGTTATATTGTTTCCACTAATTGCTGAAACTGTTATTTCGTCTACTATATTTGGCCCTGTAACTGTTAACCCCGTTACTAAGCCACTAGTATCTCTTAAAGCATATATAGTCTTTGCTCCGTGCGCCACTTGTTTTTCTAATTTTCTAGAGTTAGTCCACGCACCACCTGTTCTAGGGTTCCATGTTGGTATTTCGTGTATATAAACTAAATTACCGCTAGCTTCTGTTATGGCACCTGTTTGATTAACTGTCGCACCGACCTCTGTAGCCGTACCACCTGTTAAGCCACTAGCTATACTAAGAGTTGTATCATCAGTTGTTGTAACTGTTAATGTAGCGGCACCTTTTTGATATAGCGTACCTACTTTTAAATCGTCTGTAGTATTTATATTTAATTTAGAATTACCCGTAGGTGTTATAAAAAAATCATATTTAGTGTTACTTGTAACAGCTGGTATAACAACGTTTTTAACGTATTTACCATCGGCAGGTATTTCTTGTTTTTTAAGTATAAAAATAGAAGACGTAAAAGTTTCGCTATTAAAGTTGTAATAATTAGAACTTTGTTTTATATAAAATTCAAAAGTAGAACCAGCTTTACCTGTTATTTTTATAGCCCTAGTTTCTCCGTCTCTTGATATAGTTTTAGTTGTAGCCATGTTATATAGTTATGGTGTTAATAGTACCTACAGAAGTGTTAGACCCTACAGCGCCCCGAGGTAAAACATCACTTAAAGTCAAAGCGTCATCATCAAAATCAATATCTAAATTATAAGTCAAATTAGTAGATGCCGTAATAGGTTGAGGAGGGGTTCCTGGTATACCAAAATAAATCCATACGTAAACCTGATTAGTACCACCACCTGTAAAGTTAGGATCGTTAGTTGGATTTTCAGAGTCTTGTAAAACAATTTTGTACAAAGGTACTAATCCCATTACATTTGGATCAACCTTCCATTCAAACTTAGAAGGAAATTCTGTTTGACTATCAGTGGCGCCTTGTAAACTTAGGTTCATAGGCAAGCTGGCAGCTCCAAGTCTAAAAAACTTAGCAGCTATATCTTCACCTGGTTTTGGCGTGATAGTTAAAAAATTATTACTTGTAGGTGGAAAAAACGATGCATTATCTAAAAGACCAAAGTCTTGAGGTATATCTATTGTTGTTATTGTGTTTACTGTATATTTATTCATATCAAATTATATTAATCTTCATCTCCTAAATCTTGTACTGTTATTGTAAATGTAGTTATCGGTTGTGGCGGTGGAGTTGAACCTCCTGAAGTACTTGTTCCTCCACCAGAACCTTGCCCTACCGTTATAACACCTGTTGTTGATACACCTGTAGTAGTTGTTGTTACTGGTGTGGTTGTAGTAGTCGTTGTAGTAGTTGTTGGTATAGTAGTTGTAGGTGTAGTAGACCCTGGGTCTGTAGTTATATTATCACAAATCCCTATACCTTGAAAAGAAAACTCTTTACTATTTAAATCACTTATAGTGCTAACAGATTTACCCTTCATGTAAGAAAACCATTTACCTTCTTTGTCTTTAAAGTACATAGAGCCAGATTCTTGTGAATCAGTAAAACCACTTTCTATATACCAACCGTCTTTTGCTATATTGTTATAGTACTCTTGGTCTGTAATATCTTGAATTGTCTTAGCTTGAGTTCCTTCATAATTCATATAAGTAAAGTTTTTAACAACCCCAGGTATTTCATTAAAAACTATATCTAAATAAGATTCATAAGTATCACCATAAAACTCGTTTCGTGTTTGATTTGTGTGGTGTTTATATATCTCAGCGTTTTTAAATGTATAGTAATCGTTATTTAAACTTACACCAGTTTCTGGTATAAAAGATTTAAAACTAGTCCAGCCTTTTGCCTTTTCACTAAAAGAAACCGTGGTTGCAGATCTATTAGTGGTAATTAAAGTTAAATTGTACTCATCTTTTCTATCGTCAAAACTACCTCTTAGTTCTTGTTGTAGTTTTAAATTGTCACCAAAGTAATCATCCATACCTAAGTTAGATATAGGTGTTATACCATCCATTGATATTCTTAATACTTCACCTCTTTGTTTGTCTGTACAATACATTCTGTAACCATCTTCGGCATAAGACTCTGGATTTTTAGATATACCAAATTCTCCTTTAAACGAACTAACATCACCTAGCACATTGTTAGATGCTATTAGTTGCGGTTTACCATCAGCACTATACAAAGCATCTTTATACGCCTGTATCTTTAATATTTTATCTTCGCAGAAAGCAACTAAATCAGTGTCTCTAGCTTTTAATTTTTGTATACTACCATAAGTAGGTGAAACATCTTTAGTTATTTTTTCAGCTGCTATAAATTGATTTAATCTATTTACACTATTGTTAGAGTTCCATATACCAGAATATATTAAGCCATTTGTTTTAATTTCTTCTTGATAAGGTATTGGTGGTACTGTAGAAGCTTTAACGCCTTTACCTATTCTAACTTGGTTAAAATCATCTCTTATCCTATCAGACTCTACGCCATTACCAAACGAGTAACAATTAAAATAAGGTAGTCTTATATTATTATTAGTTAAATCTCTATTTAAAGTAATCTTTATAAAATCTGTATTACTAGGTGTAATAAAATTAGGAATAGCATTTTGATTAGTACTACTCCAAACAGAAAACTCTTTTATTTTAGCTGTAGTGTAACTACCATCTTGTTTTGTAAATCTTAACTCTAAGCCTCGAAAATCGTTGTTTAAATCTGCAAATATATTAGAACTAGGTGGTGATGTTATATCTATATCAACGCCGTTAACAGTATAAGTGCCAGTTGTCAAAGTAGTTAAATAACCCGGGTTAGTTGTAGAAACGGCTTTGTCAAGTATACCAACTTCATTCGCTTTGGCAGTTAATAACAAAGTGTTACCACCGTTACCTGTTGGTGCCCAGTCATATAGTTGTGTTCCTTCTGGTAAAAAGAAAGTTTTATTATTTATTACATCAACACAAGTTACTGTACATCCGTACGGTGCGAACAGCTCATTTGTTTGATCTGTTAATTTAGTGGGATACGCTTGACTAGCTTCAAAATATATATCTAAACCTACATCTTCTCTAGGTTCTGTTTCCCACACGGCAGGATCGGTAGTAAAAACAGGTTCTTGATCACCAACATCTAAATTTAATATCTGCATAGTGTTGTGAAAATTATCATCCATTTGTATAGACGTTCCATCTTGATTTATGGTTCCAGTAGTATCAGACGGTGAAGTAGCGCCAGCGTACTGTCCAAACCCTTTTTTAGTTGGATCCCAAGTCACGGTGATTTGAGTAAGAGGCGAAGGGTATTGATTGTCAAAATTAAAAGGCCTTAGCGACTCGTCGTTTTCGTCAAATATATAAGTACCTCCATAATTGCTTCCAGACTGTGCTGATTCTAGTCTCCAGCCTGTAGTTACAAAAGTTAAATAAAGTCTAATACTTTTATTTTTCTTAGCTTTTCTATCTGATTTTTTAGAGGAATAATTTAATATACCTTTTTTATAACTATGATCTGGTGGACCTTCATTAGTGTTTAAATTTCTACTATCTCCACATGAGACAACTCTATATACATGTTGGTATGGATCTTCTTGCCATCTAAACAAAGTACCTGGTTGTGATATTTTATTTAAAAAATCTTGATTGTTTTGAGTGTTATTACTTATGTCATAACCATCAGTACCGTCTTTTATTCTATTTAACGATAACTCCATAGTACATTGTAAACTAGACTGTGAGTCTCCAGATCTAGGAGTAAGAGCAGTATCATTTCCTCTGATACCAAAACCATTGTCTCTATCGTAAGGTCCGTATATACCAGTTCCACCACCTGTGCCTACGTTTGCTCTGCTAGCATCATCTATAAACCAATTTTCTCCAACGTCTTCCCAGTGTGTTTCAGTACTATTAACTTTTGTTGTAGTAAGCGAATACATATCTATTTGTTCTTTAACAGTAAAACTAGCTGTAACATTACCCACTTCTCTAACTTTTCTATCTAAAACAGCGTCTCTAGCTATTTTAACAAAAAACTTACCATCAAATTCTTTTTTGTTTTTAACAACTTTTCTAGCTATTCTTACTTGAACATCGGTGTTTGTTGCACCAGGATTAGTTATAATACTAGTTATAACACTATTAGTGGTTACGTTATTAGAACCATCAGTAGCACCAGCAAGAGGCTTTGAAAGCTCTACAAATAAACTAGAGCCATCTAAATATATATTAGCTACATCTAAATACCCAGTTGTAACACCGGCTGTATTAGAAATTTTTATAGCAACATTGTCTAATGGCCAACCTATAAAACCAGTATCTGTTATACCAGTAGTATTTGCTAAATTTGTACTAATTTTTTGTGCGTCAAAAAACACAGATGAATTCCAGTCGTTACCTCCACTATTAAAATCAAACTTTATAGTTTTACTACCTGGTAAAGCGCCGTTTTGCAAAACCCTAACAGTGTCTACACCATAATCTTCAAAGTCTGTTTTAATATCATCAGGTGCTTCATTTTGTATATCTATTATTTTATATCTAGCCTCTTCAATTACCGGATCTTGACTAACAGCTTGTTTCTTTAGTATTATATAACCATCTTCTTGCATTTTGTTTCTTTCAGCAGATGGAAAACTTAACCAAAGATTATCATCTTCAGAATCATACCATCTATCCATACAAGCGTTGTAATATTCATTAGAAGTTTCTTTAACAAAAAACTTATAAGTATCAACCCAGTTTGGCACTTTGTTATCTAGCTTAGTAACTATAGAGCTTTTCTTATCACACACAGCTTTTGGCACGGTAAACGTACCTTTTTTATCTGTAAACACAGGTGTCTCTCTACCATAAATATCTTTAAACACAACGCCAACTTGATATGTTCTTTGTGACTTTAAAGACTTTTCACCTATATTATTAGTTTTATCAGCAGACTCTATGTTAGCCGATAAACTTACTTTTAAAGAAGTATTATTTCCTGAGCTTGATGATGTTGCCATATTAAATATCTCTTAAATTATAATTTTGTTTATAGTTAGCGTATACAAGTCTATTACCTACAAGTTCTTGTGATTTAGCAGTTCTAGGAACGTTGTCCCAAGGTCTTAGTATTTGGTTTGATTCAATGGCTGATTTTAACATCTCTGACGTTATTAACAAAGCTCCTTTTGTTCTAGCAAAGTTACCAGCTTTTGTATTTATATCTGAGCCTTTAGCGTCCCACTCTTCATCTTCATACTCTATAGTCTGTACAATGTATATAACATTTGTATCTGATTCTTTATATAAAATATCTACAGCCACAACATCTCTAGGTAAAGTATCTGAATCTGGAACAAAGTCCATAACATAAAGTGATCTTAAATTGTTAACCATGCCTATATTAAAACCATCTTTTGGTTTGTAATTAAAAATACCAGGTATAAATGCTGGTTCTGAAAATGGTGATATTGGAGAATATTGTGAGTTTTGATATTTGTACCTAAAAGCAAATCTAGGAAATTTAAATTCATATAAAGGCTTTTCTTGTTTTAACATAGTATTAAAAACCTCGTTAGTAGCAAAGACATGCCCAAGCATATCTTTAATAAATGTTATTTTTATTTTACCGGTAGGACTAGGTGATGCGGAAGGATTAAATTCTAATAGCTCTGCTTGTATTTCAAAATTACTCAAATCTTCGTTACCTTCAAAATCAGGTTCTCTTCTAAGTAATAAAACATCGCCTACCTCGTAATCAGGCGTAGGAGATTGAAACTCAATATTTTTAATAGTACCTATTTCTAAGGGGTTATCGTTGTTATCTACAAAAACATCATTAATAGAAGATTTTAGCTCTGACAAACCACCAGGCGCAAATCTAAAACTAGATGTATTACTCATTAATAAAGTTGGGGGATATAAAGGGGATTTTTTAATAACAGTTAGATGTTCTTCTTTTATGTAGTCTGGGTTTTCTCTAAAGTCTATGCTATTAGGCTGTGCATCTGTTATTATATTGTCATCTTTGTCTTTGACTATATATTTACTATGTATTGTGCCACTAGGATCTGTCTTTATACAAGTAACGTCTAAATACTTAGGCTCTGATTCACCATCAGTCCAAAACAAAGTATCGTCTAACACGTTGATACTTGTTATTAATCTATCAGGTAAATTTAAGGCTTTCGGAGCTTCTAATATTATTTGTCCCGAAATGTTACTTACCGCGTTAAAAAACGAAGCGTTGTCAGAAAAGTCGTCTAATAAAACTTCAAACTCAGATGTGTTAGCTACTCTTTTCATGTTTACAACTTTTATGTTGTTAGCTGAAGACACAATAACACTACCGTTATCAAAACTAGCTTGTATTATTTTCATACCAGGCCTAACATTTGTTATGTTTTCCGTCGTGCTACCTAAGTCTGATATCTTAAAAGTTCTAACAGTACCTGACTGGCCTGTTGTAAGTGAGCTAGTATTTACAGTTACTCTATATTTATCAACAACCAAAGGTACAATTTGGTTGCTTTGTAAGTTATATTCAAATATGTAATCTGTAAAATTGACATCGTCTTTTACATAATAAAATATTCTATTTTTTTGCTCGTCCGCTATAGTACCCACACATTTAGCACTATTAGAAAACTGCAACGTTGTTAACGTGTTAAACTCTATTTTAGTGTTACCTAATAAAGTTTGTAACGTACCAACATCAGATTCATCAGAAGTAGTTATTTGTATGTTTAAAGCTTCTCTGTACTCGCCATTAGGAATTGTTCTTTCGTCCGCATCCTTATTCATTTTAGCAGCACCGAAACCACGTTTCAATTCTGGCATATTCTAGTGTTTTATCCATTTAGATTTACCTCTCATTATTTGAGTAAGCTCCTCTATTTTTAAATTTGATAACCTTAATTTTGCAGTTCTTATAGCAGCGGATTTTTGTTGTCTGAAGCTAGCAGCTAAAGCTTGTCCAGCTAAAGTAGTAGATAGTATAGCGTAAGCTATAGATTTGTACATGGCTTCTTCAGCAAATTTGTGTACTATCATTTCTGCGTCAGTACCTAGTCCGTCGCTTATATATTTTAATATCACAGTTTTTCCTGAAATATTAGATGAAAAATGTATTTTTCCTTTTAATTCGTCTATATAAAACGATCCGTTTATTTGGGCGTAAGCTGGATTTATTCCATACCTACCTCCTAAACTTGGCCAATATGTATCGTCTTTATAATCGTCGTCTTGATTTATAGATGTAGATGATTTAAAGCTATCCAAAGTGTTTGAATCATCTTGATATAACAAATCTGTCTCTGTTGCAGAAACAGTACCATCTGCGTCAGCATCAAAATTATATGTGCCGTCTGCGTTTTGTTTTATAGCCTTTGGATTAGATGTAGTGTTAGTAGGGTAAATAATATGTTGTATACCAAGAGAGTCAGACCAAGTAAGTTTTACATAGTTAACATAATCTTGAGGTAGTACCATTGTTAAAGAAGGTGGTATCTCTATTTCTTGAGACTTTGTACATTTAAAAGTATCATAACTTAACTCTTGTATAGCTCTTTGAGCGTGGAACGCTACATCTACTCTTTTAGTTTTTGGTATTATTTTTCCTTCACCAACGTATATTATCATAAAATTATTTATTATATGATCTAGTGATATAAATTGGTAACCACCAAAATCATTACCGTTGTAGTAGCTGTGTTCAGTTTCGTTTATTAATCCCATTTATTTATTTTTATACTTGTTGTCCTATTGCTGCTATGTCTTGTTTTTGCATTACTACACCAGCTAGTCCTAATATTTTTAATACTAAAGTTGTTTCTTCTGAAGCGTGTAATTCAAAGTCTTGTGCTGTAGAAGCATTGTATAGTGCTTGCTCATTTACAACAACGTAACCCCACTCTGGTTTAACAGGCCTTCTAATATAATGCATGCTAACATCTGTAACGCTTGGGTCAACAGGATTTCCATTGTGTATTCTTAAGAAAAATCTTTGAAGGTTATATACAGGTCTAGTTAATGTAGGTTTTGTTAGTGGCCCTTGCTTTTTAACGTGTTGAAAGTGTATATTGTTTAATTTCTCCGCTTCTGAATCGCCTAAATAAAGCGAAACTATTCTATAGACGTCATCCGGAAGTGTTATACGAAAATTTGTACCAGCTACAGGAAGAGCGGCAAATTGAGCAACCCCAAGACTTTGTTGAAATACAGATATTTTATCTTCTAATATTGAAGTCAAATCAGCATAAGGAGAATCAATACCTGGCGTTTGAATTGTTTGGTTTAAACCAGCAAAGTATTCTTCGAATATTTCTAATTGAGCTTGATTTGCTAATAAGTTAAACTCTAAAGGAGTTATATAACCTCTTTGTTCTTTGTTAGCTATTGTTAATACTTTTTGATATACTGTGTCTACGTTTACCATAATATTTTTTTATTGTAGTTACGATCGCCCCGTAGGGCGACCGCTCTACAGTTTGATTAGTTATTTAATCTTTTTTCTATACTCGCGTATATCTCCATACCTTCATCAGTTTTAAACCAATGAGCTAAAGCAGTGTATGGATGCTCGTCAAAAGGAACTGTCATTAACTTTCTATCATTAGAAGCCCACATGAAAGTTCTTTGATCTTGAGATAGCTTTATAATACGTTGTTCAGTTGCTTTTATACCTATATTTCTAAGATGTACATTTTCATCAGTAACTAATTCTAAGAATAGTTGAGGATTGTTTTTAGCAAATAATAACAAATCTCTTCTAAGTTCCTTAGAACTCATCTTTGATACCTTAGAACCTATTTCTACTCTCATAACAGCTTCTGCTAAATCAATATCTAAATCTCTAGCTGCTGTAAGAGCTTCTACTTCTAATTCTAACCAGTCAACTTGATGCTTAGCTATTTCAATAGGTTTATATTCTTCAAACAACTTATCTCTATGAGGATGATATAAAGACAAAAGCTTTTGTAACACTGTTTTTTGTTTAGGTACATACAGAGATCCATTTTCAAATATAATGTGTTCTAGTCTTTGCTCTCCTTTCATCTCATCAACAAAACAAGTTCTTTGATTTTTAGTGTATTTTAATTCTCTTTCGTAACCTTTATTTTCGTCAAACCAATAAATATTACTACCTCTAATTAAATAAGTCAAAGGTGATTTATTGTTTTTAAGATAATACACTCTATCTTTTACCTCCCAATTAGCTTCTGGGCTATTGTCTTTTATTTCTTTTTTAGTAACAGTTTTAACAACTGTTTCTACTTGAGGTTCTTCAACCTCTACTTTTTTCTTTTTTGCCATAATATAATATATAATAAAATTAATAAAATAAAGGGTCGAGGCCGAAGCCTCGATCCTTAATATAAATGATTAGTTCATTAACATGAAGTTATTAGCTCCCTGTGTAATTAAACATCTCTCAGTTAAGTAGTGAACCTCCATAACATCTTTTCCAGATGTAGCAGCTCCAACAGAACCAGTAACCCAAGACTTCATCTTTCTAGACTCTGTTTCAGATTGTCTGTATCTTACGTGTAAGAATGGACGCTTAAGGTTTTTACCTAATTGCTCATCATAAACTGAAGATACACCAGCAGGAATAACGACACCTCTAATATTAGTAACAGTATCATTTAAACCTCCTCTTGTTCCTTTGTCATTTAGGTATTTAAAATCAGACTTGTAGAAGTCGTAAGAACCTCTTCTGAATCCAGAGAAACCTAAATTTAAAGCCATATCTTCTTCGTTGTCAAACACGCCATAAGAAGTACCACCAGCTCCGTAAGAGTTCATAGAAGCTAACATATCATCTATAGCTAGAGATGTATTTCTATTTACAAACATCATGTTTTCTTCAATAGCACCATTAGCGTCAAATACAGCTAATATAGCATCAAACTCAGCTAAGTCAGTAGCAGCGTTTACACCAGTTACACCAGTAGTTTGATGACCTCTTGTAGTGATAGCTTGGAATAAACCTTGCGTACCATCTTGTAAAGCACCTCCATCAGTACCACCAATAGCTCCAGCGTTAGCAACAGCAGTTTCAGCTTCTAACATAGTCATTTCTAAGTAATCAGCAAATCTAGCTCTTGTATCACCTTCAGCTTTTAAATACCATAAGTAACCGTTTTGTCCTTCTTCTCCAGATATTTCTACCCAACCAATAGAAGACGCATCAGATCCAGATACTTCGTAGTAATCTTTCATAATGATGTGCTTATTTGAGTGTGACTTAAACTTTGGAGAGTTAGCAGAAGATCTACCATCAGTTCCTTTTTCAAATTCAGAACCAATAACTAATATTCTGTAAGCTCCAGCACCAGCTGAATCAGAGAAACCAGCAGCATCAAAATCAGCTTCCGCGTAAGGTAAGATAGTAGCTGTATTAGTAGACACAGCAGAAACATAACCTCTTAAAGTTAATGAAGCGCTAGAAACTAACACCATATCACCAACTCTAATACCGTGATCAGCTCCAACAGAGTTTCCATCAATATCATTTACAATTGTAAATATATTTGCGGAAACATCTTCGTTTGTAGCTGTGTAAATTAAATGTAATCTACCTTGCTCTGACCATATAACTCTATCAGCAGCAGATGGCTCTTCAGCTCCAACTTGAGCTAAGAAACCTGCGATTGTTCTCTTACCATAGATCTCAGCTTCTTTTTCCATAAGATCTGGTAAGTATTGTTGTGCCCAACCTTCAGTAGCAGACGATGTAAAGTCTACGTAGTTAGTCGACAACGTTTGTTTTCTTGGGGCAGCATCTATCCCCGTTGCACTTGTAATTGCCATTTTTTAATTTTGTTTTTAATTAATACTTACTTTTTTTTAAATTTAAACGTAGGAGTTGAGCTATTGTCTAACACTTTAAACTTTAAACCTCCACTATTCGTATCGTCTCCGTGTGAACCTCTAGGTGACATATCGATGTTTTTAGATTTAGCCATACTGTCTTTTAAAGCATCAGCCTTACCTTGTTCGTAGAAGTGCTTAGCTATAGCGTCAGCATTGTTTGCAGTAAACATTGATTTATGATAACCAGCAGCGTCTTCAATTTGGTTGTTTTCATTCAAGAACTTCTTGATAAAATTATCCATATTACTTTGATTATCTTTTACTTCACTAACATCCTTAACATTAAACCTATATCTTTTGTCTCCGACATTGTATTCAAAACCTTTGAACTCGTCATTAAATAATTGGTCTGTTTTGTTTTGGAAAGTAGTTTTTGCCTGCAAACGAGCCTTTTCTTTTTGCTCAGACTCTTTGTTGTATCTATTAAAGAAATCAATAGCTTTCTGTTGTTCGTTTGTTAACTTACTTCCAGCTTTAATATCTTCATAGTATTTGGATTTATACTCTTCCAGTTGAGTTTTAGCGTTGGCAACTTGCTCTTTTAACGCTAGTTTTTTTCTTTTTATATCTGTCTCATCTTCTTCTTCGTCATAAGAAAATTGATCGTTCATCATAAAATCAATTTCATCTGGTTGAAGATGAGGTTTAGTTTGTTTGTAATACTCTCTTAATAAAGTATGATTATCCATGTCAGAGTAATCCCTATTAAGTTGTACATAGTCGTTTAAATCACCACCAGTCTCTTCCATGAAACTCATTAGCTTCTGTATGTTCTCTGGTAACTCTGGTTGTTTTATTTCTTGTTTTACAGGTGTTGGTGTAGGTGTAACTTCTGCTTTTTCTTCGTTAGTAATCTCTTCTACAACAGGAGTTTCTTTTACTTCTTCTTTAACAGGAGTTTCTTTTATTTCTTCTACAACTTCAACAACTGGTGTTTCTTCTTTAACTTCTGGTTTTTCAGTTAAATCAACTTTTGTTATTTCTTCTTTGACTTCTGGTTTTTTAGTTAAATCAACTTTTATAGTCTCATTAACATTTGAAAACTTTTTAGGTTTTCTTTTAACTTTAATTTTTTCTACGGTATTATCTACCTTTGGCTCTTCAGCCTTGTTTTCTTTTTTTGCCATAATATAATATAATAATAATTAATAATTCTTATTGAGGGTCAAAAGCGCCTAGCCTCATACCACCACCAAGCACATCGTTGCCAGAAGACTCAAAGCCCTTTGCTTTTTCTGCTTGATTTTTTACTTGTTGTGTTTTAACTTGGTTTTGACCTTTTAACTTTTCTTTTGAAAGATCTTTTTCTTGCATTTGCTCCATCTCCATCTTCTTCATACGTAAGCTTAATTCAAATTCGTGGTCCATTAGCATTTTCTTCATATCAGCTTCAGCTTTTAATTTAGCAGTTGCTAACTCTGATTTTTTAGCTTCAAACATCATTTCGTTTTCTAAAGCAGCTTTAGATTTTTGCATTTCAGCTTGAGCTGCTGCTTGTTGTTGTTGTGCGTTGGACTCAGCTTGCGCTTGCATATTTTGCTGTTGCATTTGCTGGTCTTTTTGCATTTTCTTTTTTCTACGTATTTTTAAAAGTTGATTTGCAAGTTTTATATTTTTTATTTCTCTTAAATCAATTACATCTTCTAAGTCTATTGTTTGTTGAGATAAAGCTGTTTGTATATTGTTTTCTAATAACTGTTTTTCTTCTTCGTCTGGCGCTAACTCTAAAAATATACCAAAGTCATATAGATGTAAGTTTTTCATTTCTTGTAACGTGGCTACATTATGTGAACCTATAGCTTGTATAAAAGCGTTTGCAGTTGGAGAATATTCTAATATATCTGATATTCTTAAAGATATTTGTTCACATATCTCTTGTGTTAAAAATGCACCACCTTGTAATATATGTCTAGTAGCCGTGTTACTATTTGCAGCTGCTAACTTTTGTACACCAACTAAAGCTTTTGGATCTGGTGTAGCCGCATCTCTAGCTTCGTTCAAACCGGTAGTATCTCTAATCATTTGCAAGTAATAATTGTATGTACCAATTAAACTTTGCATTTTAGCACCACCACCTGACTGTATTTCTTGAATAGGTATTTTACCTGGATTAGGAGCGCCATCTATTGTTTGTGATCTACCAATTATACTACCAGTTTGGAAGAACATATTTAAAGCCTCTTGTGGATTATAGTTTGTTCCATTACCTAGGTCTATCTCCGCTAAACCATCAGCATCTAAATAAATACCATCAGGTATCATACGTGACATTACTTGTTGTAGTTTCAAGTGTGTTAGCTGTATCATATCTGCAAACCCAGTTATTCTACTAACTAAACTTTCTATTCTACCCTCATACATACGTGGTGCGCATATAGAGTAATTCATTGTTACTTTAGTAAAATCACTTTTAGGACGCATCATGTTTTTAGCTTTGTTCCACTTAAGTAGTTTACCAGTGCCTAGTATTAACACACCTTCGTATAAACACTCTATTTTTCTACCTAATCTTTCAAACGCTAAATTCTCACCTACAGGTGGATTAAAGCTATCGTCTTTTTCTATAAGTTTCTGTAAACCGGTAGACGTTTCTTTTAATTTATATACCTCATGAGTAAAAGTTTTATAATTAAAATATAATACATCTATCTTGTTTTTATCTTCTTCATTGTAAGCTCTACGATTACTATATCTATAGTTATGCTTATAATTATTTTCTGTTATTTCTTTTAACTCTTCGTTAGATATATTTGGAAATTGTTTTATCAACTCGTTTACAGGAACTGACTTTACCTCTCCAACGTAATATAAATCATCAAAATAAGGTGATTCAGTATAAGAGTACACTAGATTAGCTGGGTCAACGTAATCAACTGTAACACCTTCAGAAGTATTAAAAGAAGTTTTACAAGCGCCAATACCTAAAACAGTTAAATCATATATTAGTCTTCTTCTAGTTAAATCGTATTTGTTACCGTCTAACAAAGTATTTATAGCTTGTTCTTCGGCTATTTCAACAGACTGCTTATAATTTAAAGACATGTGTAAATCTAACTCTTCTTGGGTCTCTGGAACGTCTTCACCTTTGTTTTGCGTAAAGTCCATGTTCATTAGATTTTGAGCCATTTGATCGAACTCTTTAGCTCTCATGTCTTTTAAAACTCCCTCCATATAAGCAGTTCTTTTTTCTACTCCGTATGGATCTTGAGAATATGCTTTTATAGAGTATTGTCTTTCAGATATACCGTTTACAACAATATCTACAAACTTAGGTATAATTGGTACTGGTTTCCAGTCTAGGTTTAAATAGCTTAAGTCACCATTTATTGATAACTCATCTTTGTATTTTTGTATTGATTGTTCTCCTCTAGCGTATAGTCTTAGTCTGTGGAAATTATTTATATGGTTAGAATATCTATTTCTACCATTTCTTTCACCATCAAACCACTCGGCCTCAATAGCTCTAGCTACTTTTAGACCGTACTCCTGCGATGATTTTTCTATATCGCTAACTACTTGGCTTGGAAAATTATAGTTACCTCTCATATTATTCTTTAATTAATTTGGACATACCGCCTGTGTTAGAATATCTAGCAATATTTATGTTTAATTTTGGTTTTTCTATTATTGCGTTTGGAGCATACAAATGTCTATTACAAGCCATAACAGCTAATCCACTACTTATTGTTGCATCAAACTTTGTTCTTTTATTTATATCAAATCTAGCCCAGTCGTTTAGAGTTGTGTTAAAATACATGTTACCATAGTTACCATCTCCTAAATGACCTACGTGTTGCTGTATATACATTTCTATAGCAGCAGCGTGAGCTTGTTTTATATCTTCACTTGAATTTGGTATACCACCTATCTCTCTTTCTGTAACTGATAGTTTGTTCCAAACTTTGTCAGGCCTATTCATACTGTAACCTCTATAACCTCTACGTCTTAAATAGTATAATAACCTTGGTTTGTTGTTTTCCGCTAGCAATGGCATACCATAAAATACTAACGACATTAATACATCTTCAAAAAATATTTCAGCTGTTTGTGGCCTAGCTATATATTCTAAGAAAAATTGGTTAGGCGGAGCGTCTTCCATGCTAAACTTAGTTAACCCATGTAAGGCGCCATTAGAACCTCTACCGTCTACTGTTCCTGATATATCGTAACTGTCACATCCAAAAGCACCCATGTGCTCATTCGCTGGATATTTAATACCGCCTTTAACTATTATTTTATTTTGTAGATGTTGTGGTGGTGTCCAACTGATTTTAAATCTACCTTGTGGGTCTGGGTAAAATATAACTTGTGTATCTTTAATACCGTTTACCCACTGAAAGTTACCGGTGTTTACAACTGAAGAACTACCTATACCTTCGTTGTAATCTACTTGTTCGTATAACTTAACTAAGTTAAATATACTATTTTTTGTTTCGTCTCTAAACGCGTGTTCTGTTGTTCTTGGAAACTGGCGGTAAAACTCATTTAAAGCATCTGGATCTCCTTTTAAACCTTCCGCTTCATTTTGCCAATGTTCTATTATTCCTATATCTATTAGTTCACCATCTGGTCCGAAGACATCATCGTCTGGGTTATTAAATACTGGATTTCCGTATTCATCAATAAATCCTTCATAGTTCCATTCCATTGGAATAAAAAGAGAATATAAACCAGATTTTGTTTGTCCATTTCTATTTCGCTTGGTAACGTCAGAATCATTATATAGTTTTTTAAAATTATCTCCACCTTTATCTAGTGAGTTACTAGTACTACCCATCATACACTTACCAACTATTTTAGCACCTAATCTTAAACATGTTTTCGTAACTCTCCAGTTATTTAGTATGTTATCTGGTCTTTCCCATTTACCACTTTCATCGTGTACTAATAAGTTAAGCTTTTCTCCATCATAACTGTTGTCACCAGTATTTTTCCAGTCTATAGTTGTATCTAATCCTTTAATATCTTCAAGCTGCTCGTTTGTTGTAATTTTCTTTCTTGTAAACTTACTAGCTGGTACTCTATAAGCAAGTTCTGACTTTGGCCTGTCCATACCATCTTGTATAGGTTTAAAGAAAAATGGATAATTAATGCTAATAGGCACTACTTTGTCTGTAAACATTTTTTTAGCATCTGCACCTGATTTAGACAATATACCATATCTACTATCACTTGAAATGGTTGCTAAATTAACTGTTTCAGCTGAAGACATAAAACTAAAACCAGACCTTCTGTTTTTAAGATAACACATGCCATAACACCTCTTGTCAGCTTTACAAGCTTCCCAGAATATATAAAATATTCTATTAGCTTCTCTATAGTCTGGAGCTCCAACGTCAATTTTACTCCATTGTAAATACATATAGTGCGTACCAGTTATCCAGGTTGGTTTACCATTGTTCATAAACCAAAAACCCTCGTCTCTTCTTTTAAACTCTTCGTCTATATAATCAAACCATTGATCTTTACTTTCTTCAGGATAAGCTCTCCAGTCGAATATATTTTTAATTTTTTGTAGTTCTTGAGGATAATCTATTTTTTTCCACTTATTTTCTTGCAGTCCATGTACTTGCATGGGCACAGGTGGTAAAGCAATGCGCAGATTTTGTATTTCAAGTATTTCGCTAATTTTACCAGTTTTTGATAAAACGATAATATCATGTTCTTTATTATATCCATATTTCCATTTTTTACCACGATTCAAACGTGTTATTGTTGTTTTCTTTACAGGCTCTATAACCTTAACTAAACTTTGACTGTACATTACTTAGATCTGCCTTCTGCGAATCCTTTAAAGACTTTTTTCTCTGCCTTTTCAGGTGTTTTGCCCTCAAGGATGTTATTTTCTTCTTGAATTCTGTTAAGTATTTCAAACGCGTCAAATATTGCTAGTTTTTTAGTAGCCGCAGCATTCTTCAGTCTATCAGCAGAAACATCATCTTCTGTGTTAGTAATAATCTTTTCTCTAGCAACGTTGATTAGTTCTTCAACTGCTCTCTGCCCAGCTTGGATTATAAGTTTCTTCGTTTCCTTGATATTCATATTTAATTGTAATAAATTTATTCATAACTCTATATAAACGCTTTCCATCGATTATAAACTCATAGGTTGAAAAAGGTGTAAATCCTACAAGATCACCAATATCATTAATGCCATCAGTGTACTTAACTATACCTACACACTGCTCTTCTGTTTCTACGTCTAACGAGTTTCTTTGTTTTATAGGCTGTACAAAGCAATATCCGTCTGTAGCTTTCCACTTATTGTTTCTTTTGTACAAAAATATTTGATCTTCTTTTATAAGATAAGTATTTTCATTAAAAAAACTTCTACTATTCTTTTCTCTTCCTTTAACATCAAGCCATCTTCTAAAAACGTTGTGATGTGTTATAATAGTATCTCCTGGTTTTATTTTTGTTTTATAAGCCGTAGGTACAGATTTAACAATAGCCTCTCTATTTACAAACTGATGGTTAAATATCTCTGTATTAATAATAAGATCTTTGTCACCAACTTTTTTAACATTGTTGTATCTATTACCCTTTGGCTCTATAACAAAGTCAAAAGGTGCTTTCATTAGTACTCTAAATTATATTCTACTGATATCGCCATGTTTTTGTTAAAGTCCTTCCAAGGTAACACGTCTTTATTTTTCTTTATGTAAACAGAATATTTATCTTTTTCTTCTATTATATTACATATAGTATGCCCACCATAAACATCCTGGCCTACAGCATAGTGCATAGCGTTGTCCTTGTAGTCTTTGCCTACAGTAATTTTTCTAATTAGTTTTGCCATTGTTCTCGTAATTTATAGTACCATCTTCAATATTAATATCAGCTGTACCATAACTTTTCTCAAGCCCTAACTGCATGTCACGTAAGTTTTGTTGCATTATTGTTACGTGATGTAATAAATTATGTTTCTTAGTTTCAAAGCTACCTATCTCTAATTGTGCTCTGTTTATATTATCAATAATTGATTGTACTTTATTTAATTCGTCATTAGTTATTTTTGAAGGCTTTTTAGCCTTCGGTGTTTTTCTTTTTGCCATTTTATTTAATTTAATTTTAATTTTTATAAACCGTTTCTAACGTTTTTTAAGTATGTATTTAAATTAGTTAAGTCACTACCTCCTAAAGTTACATTGTCCCAAACCATAATCTCATATATTTTACCGTTAAAAGGTCTGTCGTTGTCATTTCTTATACCAAAATTTTCCCACACAGCAGCGCCTGTTTGACTCCCTGTTGTTACTTGTGTATCAGATCCATTTTCAAAAAGACGATGTGTCCCATCAGTTTCTCGGGTTACTACTAGTATATTATCTGATCCTGCTTCATGAGTACCACCATTTAAGTTAATTACGTTTCCACCGTAGTTTACTCTAACGGTATCTGCATCAAAAAACTCAAAGAAAGTTGAGTTAGCATCTTTTGAAAAAACTACATTTTTAACACTATGACTGTCAAGATGGTATACCATAGCTAAAGTATAACCCTCAGAGGCACCTATATTTAGCTGAGTACCATATTCGTAGTAGTCATCTGAGCCGTCGAAATGAAAACCACCTTTGTCTATTGAAGCTTGGTTGCCAGAGGTTGATTGAGTGGCATGGTTGTTATTTCCAGAAGAGTCGTTCCATTGACCTACAGCTATATTGGTATCGTTTTTATGCCATAGTACTAACCCATCTACGTCAGTTGGCACCCATGAAACATCATCATAGACTGTGCCTGAAGTTATACTATTACCTAATCCTAACATTACTCTCCTATATAAGCTATACACATACCAGAAGTTAAGTCTATTTCAGTATATCTACCGTAAATAGTAACTCCTTTCGGAAATGTATTTGAAGCGTCAATTTGTAAACCTCCAGAACCTGATATTGCGGTTTCACTACCATCACTTAAATTGTGAGCTGCTGCCTCTGTACCTGCATATTCTAAACCTGCAATCGCTGTGTTTGTAGTGTCCGCAACTAAACCACCTGAAGCATCAAATACTGTGTCTGCTAAAAATGTAATAGCTACAAAAACTTTACCCGTTGGAGGGCTTGCTGCTCCTGAAGCATCTAAGAATAAAGATCCAAGTTGACCAAATCCATACGCTGTATCTTGTGATATTGCCATAATTTTATTTTTTTACTTTTTCTAGTGATCTACCACCGAAGTAAGCGCCGATCACTGTTATTAATACTAATTGTAATAAGTCTACCCATGAAGCCTTAACTTCAAACGATATAACACCAGCATCGATAAATATTAACAACACTGTTGATACACATAAGAATATTAAAACCAAAGGTCTTATATTTTTTGATAACCAAGAGTCTGAACTCATATCCATGCTCCATCTGTTAGAAACCTCTTTTTGCATTTGAGCTTCATAACCCATTATCATATCTTTTATTTGTTTTTCAGCTTCAAGCTTCTCTTCTTTTGAAGTGTGTAACTTATCTATTACACCACCTACGTTCTTTATTAAATCACCAGCTCCAGCTGAAAATATTTTACCTAATATACCCATACTATTCTTCTAAGGCCTCCTCAACCGTTTCGTCTACTTTCTCATCTACTTTTTTAGCCATTTTTTCTTTAAGGCCCCCACCTATACCAAGCTTACCAGCTACACCACCTAACATATTTTTTCCTTTTTCCATTATGTTTTTTCCAAACTTAGTTTGACCTAATAAAGCCCCAGCGGCTAAACCAACTATTTTGTTAGGACTTTCTTTTTCCATTTGAAACGCAGAAGAAGGTGATCTACCATCTTTTAAATTTGGTGTTTCTGATTTTTGGTTTATACCAGGAAGAGTGTGACCCTTCATTTTAAATTTTGCTTTTGATTTTCTTGCCATTTTTATTTATTTTTTTTTGTAGCTTCTTTTTTAGCTTTCGTACCTACTTTGTACGCTAATTTTTCCCATGGAAATGATTTATCACCTTCGGGTTTCCATGAACCCTTATATTTTATTTTACCGTCTTTTCTAGGATATTTATTACCTCTCCAAGTTACAGAGTTGTCATCATACCCTAACTCACCAGTTTCCATACGTAACATGTGATCTCCTTCATGAGCAACTACTTCTGCTTCTAACGGACTGTTTTTAGGTATATCTTTACTAACAAATATCGTACCATCGTTATTAGCTTCACCAGCAATACCATTACCTAGTTTTTTTCTTTTCATTTTAAACACTAGATCTTTGTGTTCACCAGTGCCTCTTACTATTGACTTGTTAATCTTAAATGCCATAGTTACTACTAGTATTTATGTTTAACACGTTCTTCTCATTAACAGGTGTCTGCGTAACTGGATTATCTGCAAGTTTATTAAGTCTTTCTTGTTCTTTTGCTTTTAAATCATCAAGACTTCCTCCTCCTGCTTCTTCTAATTCTTTAAATTCTTTTTCTTTTCTTTTTCTAGCTCTTCTTTCGTCTACCTTTTTAGCTATTGCTTGTTGCTGCTCTAAACTAACCATGTCTCTAAAGCCGGGTATTTTTTTACCTGTTGTGGTGTAACCAGCAGATGGGTCAAAGTTAAGACCAGTATAACCTAAATCATCTTCTTGTTCTAACGGTGACTTCATTTTATCTACGTGTTTTTCTAATATCTCAGCTTGCTTCTTATGTTTTTTAGAAGCTCCCTTTAATTGTTCGATAACACCTTTTAAATTTTTATATTTTAGTTTAAATGCCATAGTTGTATATTTTATCCTCTATCGTCGTCGTATTTTTCTAAGTCACTAAACTTGCTTTGATCTGGTTTGTTATTTTTTTGTTTATTTTTATTATAAATAGCCTTACCTTTATTATCTAGTTCAGAATACTTAACTCTCTCTTCTCTTTGTTTATCTAAAAATCTTTGATCATCTTTATCAGCTAATTTATCTACATCAAATTTGTTTTCTTTTATTGTATTTTTCTTTTTTAAAGGTGGTTTTTTAGTACCTCTTCTTGTTATCGCTAACTCTTGTTTTAATTTAGCTAAATCCCTTTTTTCTTGATCAGTCATAGGTCTATCGTATTCAGAGTATTTTTCTTTAAGAAACTCTATTCTATCTTCGTAATCAGCTATTTTTTCACTTAACGGGTCTCTCTTACCTCCTGTTACAGCTAGGTCTGGGTTTTCTGATGGTTGAGGTTTAATATTACCCTCTGTTTTAGGCCCTTGCACTTTCTTATCTTGTTTTACTGGTGAATTACCAAAGCCACTAAAGCCTTTCATTTTAAATGCCATATTATCTATCTTTATCTTTTATCATATCATCTATAGCTTTATTATAAACTTTATCTGTATATGATTTGTTATTATAAAACTTACTTCTCTCTGAAGTAGGTAGGTCTTCTTGTCCTAAAAGTATTCTATATATTCTACTTATTAATTGAGAACATTTGAACGAGGTTTTAAACACTGAGTATTTTATTGTAGTTCTGTTTCTATGTCTCCACACCTCTATCCAATTATCTTTTCTTAGTTTTTCCCACCGGTTTTTATCCCAGCTCATGGTGTAAGTACCATCTATAAATTCGTTTCGTGTAAATCTT